TAAGTACTCTGTTGTGTCTGCAGGCAAACTTACCAACGCTGCCGGTAACGCATTTGGGTCCATTGTGTTAGCGGATCTGTAAACAATAAACCCATCTTCGCCAGGGTTTATATCACTCCATGTCAGCAGAATGCTCATGCTGGCTCCTCGACGTTCTCAGCAACTAGATTAAGCGGAGCAGTTAGGATCACAACCGTGGCCGTGAAGGGCTGCAGGCAGTCTAACGAGTCACGAACAGTGAAAAGGCGTATATCTAGGAACAGTGTGCCCGCAGGCGGCGTATCAATATCCAGATCCAACGTATCAGTACCAACCAAACCCACATCGCGGTTGACATAGTTCACCTGCAGCAGGTCACCTACGTCATCACGAGCATCAACCTCTATCCGGTAGGTAGTGCCGCTCTCGGGGCCGTAGTCAGACTCAACAAACCAATGTACTGGTAGGTTTGATTGCAGCACGCGGTCACGGTGATTCCATGTCAACACGATTTGGTTGCTGGAGTTGCTGACAGGGGTAAACGCATATGCACCATCAATTTTCACATTGGCTGGTGGATACGGCAGGTGAATTCTATTGGCGATATCAACATCGTGGTAAGTGAAGGGACCGGGGTATTCGTCGCGACCAGTTGATGGGACGGCATAGGCCTGTGCGGTCTCGCCTGTAACGTACTCATCGGTCGAATAGGCGTAATCATCATGAAACAGATAAAGAGAGTCGCCAGCAATAATGTCACGCGGGATCGTGTCTGCTACACCACGGCTGAGGAAAATGGCCGTATCACCAGGGTCTAAGTCAGTTGCGAGGACTACGATTTCACGTGCGGCATCTACAGCGTTGCCGATTAAAACAAACTCGCCAGCGGAATGAGATTCGGGACCGGCAAAAGGTTCAATTGCTACGGATGTATCGTCTGGTCCAATTGAAGCCGTAGCGATCGCCACCTCTGTGAAATCGCCGACGACGGCATTTTCATCCCCAGTCAACGGGGTCTCACCATCCGGGTAAACAAACAGCTCATAGTTAATGTGGTTGTTGCCCGTAGGCTCCGAACCAGCGAATGCCACATAGCCGATATCGGCAGGCACATCTGATACATAGCTATCACCTAGCCTTCGCACCAGGTGGGTATACGGAAGTTCAAAAGCCGTTTGTTGGGGGAAGTTTTCTGCAGTGCCGATCGGATCAGTCCAGCCTGAAGCTGGTGGCTGGGTGAATATGGAATACTCAGTGCCAAATACATCCTCGCCAAACTCCAACGCTATCTCCCCATTGAGTGCACCGTTGTCTTTTCGCTTGGCCACCCTGCAGACCATGGCATCAACACCATGATCAGGCTCGTTAAGGATGAACACATCGCCTGGCTTTAAGTCTGCAACTGTCCGGTTGGTTGTCACGGTTCCCCGCGCAAACGGTCGGCTGTTAGCCGCCAGGTCACGTTGGGCAACCATTGATGCAACAGCATCGTTCGTTATGCCAGGGTATTCATAGGTTTGGTTGATGATGGTGCCCGCCATGGTGATTGCGGCAGTATCCTGAACGGTGATGGCTGCATCGTTATCATCCGCTACCTTGTGGTACTTCACCGTTACTTGGTTTGTCAGCTCCGATAACGCAGGCATTTCGAATTTGGTGACCTTCGAGTTGCTTCTGTCCAACACGGGTAAAGTGCCGATATCGTAATCACCACGGATGAGCTTGAGTTCCTGCAATCCTGTTTCAGGGTCTTCGTAGCGAACGGCATCGATATGGCGCAGCACCTCGCCGACAAACTCCTCGATTGGGGCTTCTTCTGACCACATGAAAGACAGGCCAAGTCCTTCATCGAATAGCTGATCTGCGGCAATTGCAAAGGTTGGCCCGATCTCTGACTCCGGTAAGCCTCGGCCCCAGATGTTGTCTGTTAGGCACTCTCGGATGATATGAGCGGGGTTCATGTCTCTTAAAATGGCGCTGTTCGTTGCCCAGACTTCCAGATTCCTCCAAGATGAGCTTCCGCCTGGTGTGGCGTTTTCCATCAGGATTTTAATTTCAGATATGGCCGATCTTTGGAAAGGAATACCCGTAACACGATCTAGCTCAACTCCGTCTTTGCGGATAATGACTGTTTGTGTACTACCTGAACTTTCAACCAGACTTTCAATTTGGTACCACACCCCAATTTCAGGAGCCCCACTTAGTAAAGTAACGCCTCCTGAGTTTTCGCTGGCATTAAGGTGGATTCGCCGGAGGGAATCAGTAACAGCCTGCCGAGCGGGTATGATAGTCAGAGGACCTAATTCCATCTGGCCCGAATCATCCTCACCTATGCTGTTTACTCTCACTTCCACTTGGAACCGAATAAATGAAGCGTATGGACCTATTGGCTTTGAGATTGCCGCAGCGGCCTCGCCAGAAGAAGGATCAACTGTAATGGCGTTATCCACAACGTAGAAGGATGATAGGGTTCCGTAAGAAGCTGAAAAACCTTGGAGTGAAGCCAAAGGGTCTGTAATTGCAGGCGAAGTTGCCTCATACACCAAGCCACCAATCGCCGCCTTCTCGTCATACCACTGCGCACTTCCATCCCCACGGGTATGAATACGCTGCGCCGTAAACTTCCAGGGCTTCAGGTACGGATTCACACCCAAGTAACACTGGCGCAGCACCACAGATGTCACGCCACGGTACGCCGAGAGCAGTGCCGAGCCGATCTTATCCAGGAGGTAGTCGTTTCGCGCCTGGTCAGGGTGGCCTGACAGTAGGTCGATATCGCCGGCGATACCACCTTCGCGCTTATCACCGCCGAACAGCTTTGGCTTGTTGATGGTGATACGTGTCGGCGCGGCCGCGCTGGCGTCGGCTTCGCCCAGCCAGGCTTCATTGCCGCCAACTTCAATTCGCACCACCTTGTCGATCGGCCCATGGCACAGCACGAAGTGCACGCCCAGGTAATATTTGTAGCCCGTTGTAACCTTACCGCCGCTACCCATCGTTATGCCTCCTGCTCAGCTTTATCAGCGGCTGCGATGGCCATGGGGCAGCCCGTCGCACGCACCTCAGAAACAGGCACACCCTCGCGGAAGCGTCGGATGTCGATATCGTGCTGATCACACCAACGCTTCACGCTGGAAGCGCAGTATTTCAAGGCGCGCAGGTGCTTGAATGTCACGACGGGCTCAGTCTTCATTTACCTGTCTTCTCCTTGATTGCCTTGGTTCTGAGGTCGCCGTACCAGGTGACGGATGCGCCTTTGATGATCCGGGTACCGAATAGGACAGGGATGCTTTCGCCTTCCTGGACGGTGGGGATGTTGGAGATCTCTTCCGGGTTGATCTTCGGCTGTGAGGGCTTCGGCGTCAGGATGTAGCTGACCGCCATCATGGCCAAGGTGATTACAAACTGGATCCACAGTCCCATGGTTCACCTACACGATTGAATTGATGTTGTTGCCGTCGAAGGGGCCATCGGTCGGGATGAAGTCGAACCCGCCGTAGTTCTCGACGTTGTTGAATTTGTCTTTGCATGTAGCAGCAGATCGATCACAGCCTGGATAGAGAGACACTGCTGTCCCCGCATCCAGGCCAACGATCGGGCGGTTGATCTTCACCTGGTCACCGGTGTGCTGAATGATCAGGCGCATCACGCCCCCGATCGCCAGGATGCCGCCATTGAAATAGCCATCAGCATGGCCCGTTGCGGCCGGTAGTGTAAGCAAGGTGCGATTACTGACGGCAGACACCACGTCAGGTACTTCATAAGTCGCCCGGTCGAGGCCACAACCTGGGCCATAGTGGCAGTGCCGGCAGTGGCGCTGGTACCGGGCACGGACACCGGTGCGCTTGAGTGAGGTGGCAATGCGCTCACATGCGACTTCAGACGTTGGATGCTCCCAGCTCACTGCAACCACCCGGCCAGACCAGATGCTCAGACGCTGCTGCGCCGGGTCATCCAACTGCACGGCGCGAATCTTCACCGTGACCGTTTTCTCCGGGGGCTGGATGCGGTACAGGTCTGCCAGTGGGTTGATACGCGGCAGGCTCAGCTTCAGGGTGTTGCCGTCATCTGGGTTACCATCATCACTGAAACTGTCACGCTCAATCGCGATTGAGGTATAGGTGTCGGTACCGATCGTGATGTCATGGTCGGCACTGGTGAACAGGATGATATCGGCAGGGTTATCGCTGTAGCGGAACTCATAGAGTTCAGCCGGGCGGCTGCCATAACCAGTGGTTGAATACTCAGAATGACTCACGCCACGTCCTCCACGGTTTTCACGGCAAAGGTGATCTTGGCCACCTCATCAGTGATCCAGTTAATTTCTATGCGATCGCTGGCCAGCCTGCAGGTGTTAACCAGGCAGGCCTGCACACACTCCCAAGGGTTATAAGCCTCGCCCCAGCTTTCGTCGGTGGTGATCACAGTGACACCTAACTCGAAATCAGGGGCCACAGCCTGGATCTCGTAATACGCCTGGTTGCCATTGTGGAGGCGCAGCATCAGATGG